TGGTCGCAGCAGTTGCAAAAGCTGTGGGGTGTTGAAAATGTATGTCTTGATCCATGATATTACTCCAATGGAATTTTTAAACCAAGGGGTGAGTTACCACCCCCCGCTATAATTAAGAAGGTTCTGATAGATCGGTAAACCGGGCATGAGCCGCACGATGAGAAGTACACAACTGTCCAACCCAACGGGTGTTTGCAACCAAGGTGTCAGGTTGATCCTTGCTGTATTCCCATTCTGGACGAGTAAACTGATACTTGTTGTGAGTCTTAAGCATCAAGTAGTCCAGATTTAGCGCGTCAACATATCCTTCGGTTTGGCGGTCGTCAGCAACTATCGGAGCCCCACCGAACAGAACATTGTCAAAACCAGCATCAACCAACTTCTCGCTCCGATACCGTACATTTGCTTGAAGTGTACGTTCAAAACCGTCTTTTAGCGTGTCTGTGGTAATGTAAAGATTTGGTTTCTTCGGCTTGGATTGCCCAACTTGAGCAGACCTTCGAATGGCTTGCATGATTTTGTAAGAAATCGCACCGCCAGTGTCATCCAAATTTGCTGCCCACTTTTCCATGTCGTCTTCGGCAATAGATCCGTATGCAGTAGATGTTGACGTAGAAAACAGATCGCCGAGACCCAGAATATCATTAGCCGTGGAAGCTGAGGAGTAAACTTGAGCACCCATGGTGTCACGAATAGTCTTCTGGATGTTGTTAATCTTGGACTGAACCATATCAACCAGCGCCGCATCGCCTGTGTTTTGCACCTGGTCGTCAAGATCGATTGCGTTGGCAGCATAAACGCCCGCCCAAGGAAACCGGGCTGCGTTCAGGATGTCAACTTTTGACTGTGGAATCTTCGTGGTGTTACCGTAAGACCCTGTGTTAGAGCGGGCATATTCTACGATAATACGAATTTTCTCGCCACCGTCTACTAGCTCACCAGCGGATACTAGCGAGTCGGTAAACTTACCGCCAGACATAAGCATGTATAGAAGGACGTTATCCACTGCGTAAATATCAGTGGAGCTTTTGTCACAATAATCGTTCGTTATTGCTTGTATTTCTGTCAAGTCTAGGCTCATTGCCGTTTTCCTTATTTATTGATCATCCACCTCTTGCTCTTTGAAGTGCAGCAAGACCGGATTCTCTTATATCGTTTTGTTTTACTGGTCCGCCTTTCTTGCGGCCAATCTCTTCTGCCGACTTTCCCCCGCCTTGGAGGACTTTCTGGGTGTTCTGGTCACCCCCTGCAATTTTTGCCATTTCTGCCTTACCGAACTCCACACCTTCCAGTTTTGCAGCTTCAATTGCTGCTGCCATGCTGGATTGCAAAGTATCTGACTTGAGCGCATAATACGCCGATATATCGTCATGGAATCCTGGTAGTTGCTCTTTAATAGCGTCTAACTCTCCTGATTCTTGTAAATCGAAGAAGTCCGGGTTAGCGTCTGCAAATGCTTTTTTTGATTGTGCGACGGTCTGCTTGCTCTGCTCTTCCTGCATACCCTTAACTGTGGCATTCTGCGCAATTTGAGCGGATATCAATGCGGTCTTTTTCATGCCTTCGCCAATACTCAACTCACCATCTTCGACCTGTAAAGAAATAGCTGAAATTTGCTGTTCAAAATCGTCGGCTTTATCCTGTGATTTAGGAGCCTCTTGATTTTTTACCTGCATTCCATCTAGTTGTTTTAACAGTAGAGAACGGTCCTCTTCTGCTTTTCCCAACTTGTTGCCCTGTTCACCAATTTTCTTGCTGAGTTCAGTGTAGGACTTTTCCAGGTCCGCTACATCCTTGAACTTGCCTGCTAAAAGGGCAGGTTCTTGTGGATTCGTTTCGGCTTCTTGTTCGGCCGGCGCGACTACCACTTCTTGCTCGGATGGTGCTTGGTCGCCTATCAAAACTTTATCTGCTGGCATTTTCTACTCCATTTGGGGCCATTTCTGGGTGTCCCTTGATTGAGAAGGGTGGGCTACCGAGTCGGTATAATCCCATTATCCTTCAAGTGCTGTTTATACTGTGTTCGTGTTGTAATGGGGGTATGAGGAGAATCAGTATCCTGTATTTGCCGTCTGACTGAGTCGTCGAGCCATGCAGGTGAATCATCCTGAATACCACCAACCTTTAATATCTTTACTACTTTTTTTCCATCACACGATGGGCATTTCTGAGGTATATTGTATTCGTCCAATGGTAGCAACTTGTCGAATTGGTTGTCGCATGTGCTGCAATGATAACTGTATGTTGGCATTACATCCCTCTCGTTGTTTCTGGCTGTGTATTCTCTGCCTCGGGTCCGTTCTGTGGCTGCATTAGGTATTGTCTAAGCTGTAATGCTTCGTCTTTATCCATGCCTGATTCAACCAATACATTAAAAGCTTCGTCCAACTGGGTTTCTCCCATTCGTTCAATTATTTGCTTCTTGTCCTTATAATTTAGACTGTCGAGTAGGGCTGTTCGATCAATAGCGTTAATTTTGTAAAGTCCTACTGCCTGCTCTTGATCACCGGCGCTCGTCCGTGCAACTGTGGAATCGCTCTCGACAATATAATTAAACTTTCTCCCTGCAAGCTCAATACCACTGAATTCATAAATGGTATCGTCTGGCATCGTAACCTGTTCCTGCTTAACACTAAAATTCTGGATAAATGAAATGTTCCATCGGCCACGCATCCTGCACAGAAACTCTATCGCTCGAATTTTGTGTCGGATTAGAACAGCATTTCGCTCTTGGAGTGCCACAATAGCAGATGCAGCAGTAACTCCAGTAGGAGCAACTCCACGATCAGCGTCCTCAATCTGGTAAACTCGGTCATGGAAATTAACAAGCTGGTCGAGCGTATTAAAAAAATTACTAGGTAGGTTGGGGACCTGTAGATACTCTATACGTGCGTTTGGTCTAGTTGGCATCAATACCAATCCAGGCTTATTGTTAATCATGCTCTTTGTTATACCAGCGCCCTTTTCTACAATTAGAGTCGGAAACAGAACGCGATTACAATATGCAGCTATGCGAGAGACAATCTCATTAATTTTTTTATTGAGGTCTCCAGTCTGCTCACCAGCCGAAAATCCCCAAATACTTGTTGTGTCCTCGTAACTGTTTGCTTTGTAAAAAGGTCTACGGCCCCATGCAAATGACGACCTAGCTGAATCTCCAACCATTTCGAAATTAATGTTTGGGTTGGACATGTCGTTAAGAAATACGTTTTTGTTGCATATCGTGATTACTCTTACACCGTCTGGATAAAGATCAAGGTTGGAATCTTTTATCCAGCACTCAACAACAAGCGCTTCACCGCCCTTTATGCCCTTTGATCCAAGATCCTTATTGCTCTGATCAAGGACAACTCCGGAATCCGCAAGGACGGTATTAGGTCGTACTTCTTCACGGTCCTCTCTGCCGAGAATCTGATCAACATTGTCTTCCGTTATCTCTTCCTTTGGATGGAACGTTTTTTCAATCTCAAATATTGGCAGGCTAAAAGCGTGGATCTCATACGGCATGTCTGCCTGCTCCTCGTAATACCCTGGAGCGGGAAAATATGAGTATGCATCCATTATCACTGGAGTAAACTGTTTCTTACTCCTTGACCATACAGCCTTCTCGCAAGTGATCCCATATATCTCATTGTTTAGTGATGAGCGTGCGAGCTTTGCTTGCTGCTCAGTTTCGTTCCACCACTTTTTCATTCTCATGGTCAAAACTTGATCTGCTTTGTCTTCGTGACCATCGAGGTCAATGACCTTGGCTACGGGGTTCTTTGCTGTGATGTTTGCTACAGTTCGTTGGATATTTGCAAAATTGAGATTAATAGTAATCTTGTCTGGATTCTTTGCTTTATCACCCCAATGGTTGCCTCTGAATAAGCGATAGTTTGCTTTCCATCGGTCCATCAGTCCGAGCCGTTCCTTCTCGTTGTAAGATTCTTCAAACAAACCCCAAACCCAATCGGCTAAGTCCTTACTATCTTTTGGTGGTGGGTTCGATAAAGTAAATTCGTCCATATTAAGCCCTAATCGTTAATGTTCCACTGGGAGCAAGTGCTGTGCCACAATCGGGACAAACTAAGCACCCATATCCAGCACTAGGATCTTTCCCTAGATCGTCCCACCCCCATGACTTCCAAGGCTCTTTTAATGTGAGCATAGAAGGGTTAGCGTTGGTTTCCAGGTCGTATGAATCTGTGGTCTCATGATGCGACTGTCCACAACCAGGACAAACCACATCTCTTGGTCCAGTGCCTTTAACGATACCAACAAAGCCATCGTCCTTCTCAACCACAACGTAATCTGGCATGTCTTTAATGGCAGCTTCTGCTCGGCCTCGTTGTTTAAACGGTTCACCTTTTGCTGATAATATCATTTTTTACCCAAAGCCTCGGCAAACTGCCCAATAAACGCATTGTTAGCCGACTCAGTAGCTTTTGGCACTTCTTGCTCAACATAATCGCCCTGGTCCATATCGTCATCAATGTTGAACGAAGCTCCAGTATTGTCAGCGCGAGAAAACATTGAGTCATACGGGTCTCGCTTTGTCCTGTAAACTAACCAGCCTCCAAGCGCAACACCTGATAGTGTGCAAAGCCAACCTGCTATAAACGTGTAAAACTGTACCATTTATTATCTCGTTATGTATTCGATCTGAATATTTTGTACTGGTGCATTAGCTGTACCGTTTACAACCACTGCTATTGTGACATCGGTATTTGCTACAACATCGGTATTAAGAACTGCGCCCATGTCGTTAAGACTACCAGCACCCAACGCCGTAACGATGTCTAATTCAGCAACATCACCCACTGCGGCATTAGTAACTGTCACCGTGGCGTTATTGGCCGCAGCTGCTGCAATGTATGCCAACCCTGGGATTAAATATAGTTTTGTTATTTTTATATTTACAGATGGTCTAAAAAGTACGTAACCTGCTGCATGTCCCGATCCTGCTTCTCCTGGGTCAGCCACATTGATTACTACAGAATGTTTTACTCCGACGCAATTCTGAAGGTCTGCGCTGGATGGTGTACCGAGTGCTGGAGTGGTCAATATGGGTGATGTCAGAGTTTTGTTAGTGAGCGTGTCTGTCGTTGTTTTTCCAATTAGAATATCTGAGGCATCCGGCAAAGTAAGCGTTCTGTCTACCGTTTGACTTGACTCAATCGTCATGGTCTTGTCTGTGGTCGCTCCTCCGAGACTAAAGAATAAATCTTTAGTAATATCGTCTGTGTCGGCAAACTTTACAGTTGCATCGTCTAAAGTTTTGTTAGTGAGCGTTTGTATCGCTTTGTCAGAATAGTGCTTAACACTTTTCTGAGTCGGGACACCAAAAGCGTCATTAGACACCATATCATTTTCATCACGGACATAATACGTTGACCGGCCGCTCATTACTGCTACTAATTTATCTAACATTTATTTTCTCCTGGCAATTAAGCCATTGGAGGTTTGTTTGTGTCCACAACAAATGAGATATCATTGCTTGACAATCTAATCATAATTGTTATTCAACGTTAAAAACGGTTCCATGTTCATCTTCAAGCCACGGTTTTTCAATTTGTAGGGAGTGTAACATACCACCTAACAATCCCGCAACAGGAAAGTTGTCAACTCCCCCTTTTTCCGCATCTTCTCG